TTGCTGACCTTGCTGTCTCTCTTGGTAAGCTTGGAGCTACGTCAGAAGAGATTCCAGATTTATTAAGACCTATTGCTACGGCAGCACAGGCTGTTGGAGGTGATATTGCTGTTGTTGGTGAGGCAATTCTAAAAACTAATAATCAGTTTGGAATAGCTTCAAATGATACAGTGGTTACTGCTGCTATTTTTGCAGATGCCATTAATACAAGTGCGCTTTCATTAAATTCTCTTGGTACTGCATTACAATATGTTGGTCCACTTGCATCACAAGTAGGTCTTACATTAGCTGACACATCAGCATTTATGAAGGTGCTTGCTGACAATGGATTCACAGCATCAAAGATTGGTACAGGGTTACGTAACATATTTATTAAAATAAAGGAATCAGGAAAGCCTTTAATAGAGACTCTTGAAGAATTAGCAGAAAAGAATATATCATTAGCAGAATCTGTAGAGCTTGTTGGAATACGTTCAGCAGGTCAGTTTGCAGTATTATTAGACAATATAGATATACTTAAAGAATCTGTATCAGTTACAAACGCACTCACTCAAGCTCGTGTTGCTGAAGCTGCTCAAATGAAAACCACAGCGGCACAGGCTGATGTCTTAAAAGCCGTATATGAGAATCTTCAGTTAACAGTTGGTACAGCAATAGCTGACAATGAAGTTCTATTAAATAGTATTGGTTTATTAGATAAAAACTCAGAAAGCCTTTTACGTACTCAAATAACTTTAAATCAAGTTTTCTCAACAACTGATGGAGTTGAAAAATATAAAAAAGCACTAGATGACGTTGTCAATAAATCAGTAACGCCTGCGATAGCAGCATTTAAATTACTTTCTGAATCTGGTGTAACCTCCTCTGAAGATCTTCAAGAAGCTTATGAAGACCTTAGTCAGATTTTAGGAATTACTAAACAAGATGCTGAAGAATTATTAATTAATATAGCTAATTCAAGTCGTAGTTCAGAAGATTTTAGAAAGAACATTAAAGCGACTTTAGTATCTCAAGGTGAATCTTTATACAATGCAGGTCTTGCCGCGAGAGATTATATTGGCTCATTTAAAGATCTAAAAAAGGTTTCTGAGGCAATACAAGGCGTAACAAAAGCAATAGCTGAAGATGCTTTTCAAACTGAAAAATCGACTAATCAACAAATATTAAGAAATGAAGTAACTGCACAATATGCAGATAGAATCGATAGGATAAATAAAAAAGAAGGAGAAGGAATTAATCAAGAAAAGCAAAGACTAGCTCTAGGTGATCAGGTAAAGGCAGATAGAAAGCAAGCACTCAAGGATTTAACAAACCTTCAAGGGGAGCAGACTGCTATAAAACTTAGATTAGAACAACAGTTTAATCAACGTAAGTTTATAACTGAGGAACAAAAAGAGGAATTAAAAAACGCAAAGAAAGCAGTAGAAGAGCAAAAGGTTAGACTCTTACAGTATGATGTTGAACTAGATAGAGTTAGCGAAGTTAATGCTGAATATGGTAAAGAGAGAGATAAAAGATTAAAGGCAACATTTCGTGAAGCAAGAGATGCCGCAAGATTATTTGAATTCAGGAAAAAGGAAATTCAGGATAGGTTAGATGACGATGAAAAGTTAACAAATTCAGCAATTGACAGAGCAAACACATTATTTGATTTACAGACAGAAGGAGCTAAGAATGAAGAGGATATTGCTAATGCAAGAAAAACAAGAGAGGATTCTATAGCAATAGCTCTAGCTAAACACGATCTGAAAAGGGAAAATCGTCTTTTTGAAATAGGTGAACTTAGTACAGATGTTCTTAAAAGACAACAAGAATTTAAAAAAGAACTTGAAGATCAAGGTTTTGATACAGAAGAAATAGCAAAACTAGGTTTAATCTTTCAGAAGGTTGGAGATAATTTAGATATTGTAGAACAGAATATAAAGGACGTAAATAATGAGCTTAACGAATCGCCAGCATTTAAAAAAATAACAAATCTAGTTGAAGATGCTGCAACCTCTACAAATTTATACATACAAAATTTAAAAAACTTAAAGAAAGAATATAAAAGAAACGAAATAACTACAGCAGCTTTTGCTAAATCGCAACAAAAACTTAAAGATGAACAGATTGCTATACTAAAAGGAATTATAGCTCAACTTGATACAACTACTGCTGCTGGTAAAGCCGCTGAAAATATATTAAACAAGCAAATTGATGCTGTAGAGTCATCTGGAGATAAGATTCAAAGCCTTAATGATCAGCTTAAAGATATTTTTAAAGGTACGTTTGTTGATGCTACAAGAACGGCTCTTGATGCTATTAATGAGTTTAATAAAGTTTCTTTTGAAAACACAATAAATAGTTTAAATGCTCAGAAAGATGCAGTTTCAGAAAGAGCATCATTTGAAGAAGATGTATTAAGATCTCAGCTTGAGTCTCAACTTATATCACAAGAAGAGTATTCTTCCAGACTTGAGCAAATTAAAAAGAATGAAGTACAGAGATTAAATGCAGTAGAAAGAAAGATTTTTGATCAAGAAAATAAAAGAGATAGGCAAAAAGCAACATCTGATTTTTTATTGTCTTTAGCTAGTATTGTTCCAAACCTTATCGTTACTGACAAGAAAGCAAACCCTGTAGAAATAGCAATTATGGCAGCTATCACTGGAGCTTTAGCCTCTGTTGCTTATGGATCTCAGTTAAGCGCAATAAACAAAAGACAATTCATACCAAAGACATTTGCTGAGGGTGGTGTTGTTGAAGGGCCATCTCACCAGGAGGGAGGCGTTCCTTTCACAGTAAGAGGTCAGTCTGGATATGAGATGGAAGGTGGTGAATACATCATCAATAAAAAGTCTGCAATTAAGTACAAGAGTTTACTTGATGAGATTAATAATACTAGGAAAACTCCTAAATATAAATTTGCTACTGGTGGTGTTGTCGGTAGAATCGACAATAACGAAAGTAAAAAGGTTGAACTTCTTGAGGCTATAGCTCAAGCAACAACTGACACAGTAATAAATACAGGTAGACCTGTTAAAGCATTCGTATCTTCAAGCGAATTAAACAATGATAGTAACGCACGTAGAATTAAAGAAAGAAACGCAAACATATAATGGCTATATATTTTTATTCATTTAACTCTTACCCTGAAGAAGATAGTTCTCTTGAGGGTATTATTGATGGCTATACTCAGTCTTCTAGTGGTGTTGTTACAATAACAACAGAGAATACTTTTTCATTAAATACTGATGTTGAAGTTGGAGATGTGATTAAACTTTATGACAATAGTGATACTTCAAATTTTATCTATGCTATACTTACAGCTAAAACTAGTATTGTAGGGGGTGGGTTTGAACTGTCTATTTCATATGACTATAATATTTATAATGATGATTTAGCGAATATGGATGAATTCATTGTATATGCAAAGGAGCTTCATCCTGCTGGTCAACCAAATAATAAGTATATAACATCAACACAAAACGTATCATCTTCTTATAGAATAAACGCACGTGTAGAAACGGCAGCGTATTCTGAACAATATATAAGGTATAATATAAAAAAGTATTACGATGTAATTCTTGATAACACCCGTAGAAGTTTCTTTGAGAGTTTTAGCAACATAGCAACATCTATTGATGTTATTATGGTTGATGATTGTTCTAGTCCAAATGGATTAGCATATAAAGTATATATGCCTGAATCAAACTTTCAATTGTTAAACAATAAGTTTCGTAAGAGTGTAACCCTTAGAATTGTAGCCTAATGAGCTATCGTGTAGAGATTGGTGGGAATAATATTGATCTATTTCCTGAACAGGAGATTAACATATCATTGGACTATTATGACAATGAAGATCCTTCTCGTATAAAGATTCCATTTTCTTTTGAGGATAAGTTTCCATACACCCCTGGTAACAAGAATGTTTTGCAGTATAATGCTTCTTCGTCTTTAGATGTTGGCACTAGGTCAAAGCAAGACTACACTGTATACAATGGTACATCAATTATATCAAGTGGTAAGGCTAGCATAATATCTGTTGTTGTAAATAGTTCAGAACCTTATTTTAATATACTTTTTACAGATAGGGCAGCAAGTTTTGCATCTGAATTGAAAGATGTAACTTTTAATCAAATATATAATGATACCTTTTCCACAACTGTTAGAACACTTAAAACATATCTTGACTCTAATTCAGATTACAATCAAAGGGATATTGAAATACCGTTTATTGATGTTGACAATATTCAAAAAGCTTCTGGTTTCGAAGAGAGACAACTAACAACTTGGGGTATAGATGGAAAGAAGTTTGGATTGTTTCCTTCACTACGTGTAGTAGATTTTTTAGATAGAGTATTTGATTATCTTAATTTTACTTACACGTCTCAATTTATAAGTGGAACAGGAACTTGGGCAGCAGAAGATTTATATATGTTGTATCCAGCATTTTTATCAACTGACGAGTCAAATAAAAGAAATGCATTTCTATTTCCATATCCTTACAATGTACCAATTAATCAAGATCAAGAGCTTGATGAGGTATCTCTTGTTGATTCAAATGGTCAAACTATTATATTTTCAAAAAATAAGATTACAAATTATTTTCTTACTGAAACCGAAACATACGAGCCACACGGACCAACAAATTACGCATTCCCAGCCGCTGAAATAAAGTACGATTACGGATTCCAATACAGAACACCTACTGGTGTTGCTGACTTTGGTTCTGAAAACATAGGATATATAGCTTATGGAAGTGCTTTTGATGCAAAGGTTGATTGGAGTGGTGGAGGATCGGTTACAATTTCAGGACTTAAAACAGCTATTGTAAGTTCAGAACACGAGCATTTAAATACTTTATTACCTGTTGCTGTAGACATAACAGCTGTAAGCACTGCTAAATTCACACCATACGTATATATATTTGGTGGGTACACTGGTATTGATGCAATATCATTTAAGATTCCAATGAGGGATGATAGTGGTAATATATTATCTCTTACGCCAACGGGAGCAACAACTCCTGCTACTGCTGATGATCCTGACATAAACAAAGCCAATGGCAATGTTAATAACACCCTTGAGTTTAGTGATTTTGATGCGTATATTGATAATACTGAAGTATTTCGTTTTCTAGGGGGTACTAGATATTCAGTATCAATAGGGTTAGAGATGTCAGAAGGATCATTACAAGTTTCTTTTTTTAGTACACAAGACGATGGAAATAATACTCCAAATTATAAGTCTGCATTTATTGCATCTGGAATTTCATTTACCCAGGTTGATATTCGCAAACAAAGAATATTTGGATATGAGTGGGAAGATCTTGGACTAAAAGTAACTAATGCAGGAAACCTTCCTGCCATTACATCTTCTGATAAATTTACATTTAAAGATAGTCTAGCAAACAACGAGTCTTACACCCCATACGATTTATTTATAGAAATTATGCAACGCTTCGGCCTTAGTTTAATTTATGACTATCGTCAAGGTCAGCAGAAATTTATATTTGATAATATGAACGATGTTCGTTCAAGTACAGCAATTGACATTTCAAGTTATGTAGACAATTTAAAAGAGTATGAGATTAGTGCAGCTCCAGAAAAATATAAAGACATTGAACTAAACAATAAAGACTTTGGTGCTTTTCACGATAAGTTTGAAAATGAAGTTGTTGTTGGTAGCTACAAAGGAGAACTTAATGCAGATGGAGAAGGAACATTTAAGATTGACTTTAAAGCTGGTTTAATAAATCCTATAAATAAAACTGTTTGTGGTGAGCCATTTTTTAATGATCCATTACTAGTTCAAGATGGATTAATTCCAGTTGCGGAGGCAGGAGAGATTAAAAACTCAATTCAAGAATACGACAAGGTTGGACTTCGTTTCTTTTATTTAAGAACTGCAAACAACTCAACTACATTAAGATATCCAGTATTTCGCAGAAGAAATGATTATGGTCAAATAATAGATCAGAATGTATACAAATTAATAACTACTGTAAAACTTCAAGGTCGAACAATTAATGGTGATTCCTCAACTACGGACTTGCGTTTTGCAGATAAAGATGGAAATACATTTGCTGCATACACTTACCTTTTAAATACTGAAAGGTTTAAATCTAATGACAGGTCTAAGATTACTTTTTACGCAGGCTTTCCAAATAGTTATTTTGTTAATGGATATTTTTTTAATAAAAAGTTCACTTTATCAACTGGAGAGACTGTTATAGTTAAATCATTTACTGATGCAAAGATGTATAATCAATACATCTACGGCAAGATAGAAGCAATTTTTGTAGATTAAGTTAATGGCTAAGAATTACAACGACTATCCAATCTCTGCTACTAATAACGCTAAGAAAGCCTTACGTTGGAAAAAAGAGTACGGGGATGAGGTAAAAGGTGGTACAATTGTAGGTTGGACTAGAGCTAATCAGTTAGCATCTCGTGAGAGTTTGTCTGCTACAACTGTTGCACGTATGGCATCATTTGCCCGACACAGAAAAAATTCATCTATAGACCCTAAGTATGCGGCAACACCCTGGAAGGACAGAGGATATGTAGCTTGGCTTATTTGGGGAGGAACATCAGGTGTAGATTGGGCTATCCGTAAAATGGAGCAGATCCGTAAAATGTTAGCACACAAACGCCCACAAGACAAAGGGATGATTGATGGCATCATTGATATGTTGTTACAAATAAAAGACCTTGACAATAGGTTAGAAATAGCTTTAACTCAGCTTAAATTATTTAAGAAAGATGGAATCCCTGTAGATGAGGAAGAGTTCTTAAAGGCTGTTAAGGTTTGGTCACAAGAACTTAAAAAAGATAAAAAAGAAGATGAGGATAAATATGGTTTTAAAAAGACTAAAAGTCCTTGTTGGGATGGTTATAGACAGGATGGTTACAAAATAGGTAGCACTGGTAAGAGGGTTCCGAATTGTGTTAAAATAAAATACGAACAAGAGCAGTTAAAAGAAATAGATGGCGAAATTGTTTATGAAACAAAAGAAGAAGCAATATTTGCCGCAAAGCAAAAAGGGTGTAAAGGTTATCACGAACACATAGAAGATGGTAAGACCTGGTATATGCCTTGTGAATCTCACGATCAAATAAAAAGTACAGAAAATGAGTAACATTCCATTATATAAAGTTGTGCTTGGTGAAAAAGAAGGAAGCGGTATGTTCCGTATATCTCTTGTTAATAAACCAGCCATTGAAGAGGGTTTTATAACTCTAGCAGAAGATAAAAAGCCTTCATTTAAGTTTGCAAACGAAGAAAAGAAACAGGTTGTCGGTCCTATTATGATTCCCGATATGCCTATATATCGCAGTTCTCCTACTATAGGAGATTATAATCTAGTTTTTCCTAAAGATGCTATTGAACAGATTATGCACAAGTACAGTAAGGATGGCTTGTTCAACTCTTTCAACATTGAACACGAACTAGAAACACAAGAAGTAACAATGCTTGAGATATGGATGAAAGAAGCCGATCAAGACAAGAGTAACTCATACGGATTCGACCTACCGGTTGGAACTGTATTCGTTAAGGCTCAAATTGAGTCTGACGAACTTTGGGCTGATGTTAAGTCCAATGAACTTAATGGATTTTCCATTGAGATTAAATCCGATATCGTAGAACAAAAAATGAGTAATAAAATGGATTTCAAATTCGCTGTAGAACTTGGTGAGCGTATTGCCAAGTT